GGTATTTAAAAATAAATTAAATCATCTTAATTGGGCTAGCGGTGAACCAATTATGGAAAGACCATTAACAAATAGAGAACTAGCACTTTTGGTTGATGAGCCATTTGAATTAGATCTTGAATTAATGGATTTAGGAATTTCAGCTGAACAACAAAGGCAAATACACATAGCTAAAGATCCTTGTGTTTGGGCTAGACAATTTCTTGAAGCAGAGACTAGGGTCTATCAAACTCTAATTCTTCGTGACCCATCAGTAAGAAAAGTTCTTAGAGCTGGTCGTCGTCTTGGTAAAACTTTTAGTATGGCTATTGCACTTATCCACTATAGCTATACGCACAAGGACGGAAGATGTCTTGTTATTGCGCCAATGAAATCACACGTCGAATTAATCTATCAAGAAATTTTAAGACTTGCTTCTAAGAATGAAATTGTTACAAACTCAATAACAAGAAAAGTAACAAGCCCTCAATTCATGATTCAATTCAGTAATGGTTCAACCATTAGATTCTTTACATCAGGTATGCGCTCAGGTGGTAAATCAGACGTAGCTCGTGGTCAGGAAGCACATATGATTGTGTTAGACGAAATGGACTACATGCATGCGGACGACCTGGATGCACTTTATGCAATGCTGCAAAAAACAGCAGAAGACCAACCTGATAAAGTTTTGATCGGTGCCTCTACTCCAACTGGTAGAAGAGAAAGATTTTGGGAATGGTGCAGAAGCGAAAGATTTAAAGAATTTTGGTTTCCATCGTATTGCAACCCATATTTTTCTAAAGATCAAGAAGATGAATTTAGAGAACAATATTCAGAAATTGGATATAGGCACGAAATTGAAGCTGACTGGGGCGAAGACGCAGAAGGCGTCTATCCTAGAAAATATGTTGACAAAGCATTTATGGAACCAGGTTGGGACTATCACCCTGAACTTACTTCAGCAAGAAGCTTTCACACAATAGGTGTTGACTGGGATAAGTATGGAGCCGGAACTAATATAGTTGTTTTAGAAGCATGTTCTGATTCTTATGAAGAAGAAAGATTTAGAAACAAAGTAAAAATTTGCTATAGAGAAGAAATACCTAGATCAGAATATACTTTGACTAAAGCTGTATCTAGAATAGTTGAACTTAATAACATCTTTAAACCAAAACATATTTATGTTGACAGAGGCTATGGAGAAGTCCAGGTCGAACTTCTGCATAAGTACGGTGTGGAAAATCCTGTGAGTGGATTGAAGGAAAGAGTTAAAGGCGTCAGCTTTAGTGAAACTATAGATGTTAAAGACCCATATACAAAACAAAATGTTAAAAAAGAAATCAAACCGTACATGGTCGATAATCTTAGACAATATCTAGAAAAAGAAGTTTTAGCTATTTCTGAAAGAGACGCAGAAATATACATGCAATTGATTTCCTACGTTGTTGTAAGAACTACCCAAACTGGAAGACCTGTGTTTGAGGCCGGCGGCTCAGCAGTGGATCACGCACACGATGCTTTAATACTGGCACTTTTGGCTATTACGGAAAATTATAGTGACCTACACAAAGCGCGTTTTGCTTCAAGAACAGAATCATTTTCTAACACATTTTTTATGCCAAAGCCAGTAAATGATAATGATGACGATAAAGATGATAAAATAGGAACTGGTTTAACTGGAAGAGCAGATAAACTTATGCCATCAAAATTTGGTTATAAAAAATCTTTTGGTGGCAGATCTAATTCAAAGATTAAAAGAAAGACATTCTAATGGCACAATATGGTTTAGGACAAAGTAATCCTGTAGAGGATGTATTTTCCGATACAGCAAACGAGTCATCAAGTCTTCTTTCGCTTGGAACTAGAAATTCTATAAATAGCATGTATGGGAATAATAGTCCAGACACAAGGTATATAACAACCTTGTCTCATCCGGCAATTACAGAAGTAAGAAATAATGTTTATTACTGTGAGTCTGTGATTACCCAGTTGTTAAAAGAAATAGAATCAAACCTAGACCAAGTAAATATCAATGCCTATTGCAATATTGATTTAGAGAATTCACATAAGGCCGTGTGGCAAGATGCTCTAAAGCATAACGAAAAAGCCAGCCTACTCTCTTTTCCAAATTTTATTCCATATACAGAATATCAATATGCATCTAAGCACCTCTGTAGATCATGTAGAGAACTAATTAAGCAATATGATCTAACAATAAATTACACATCTTTTGGTCATTTGGCGGAAACTAAAAAAGTATTGTCATATTTAAGAAACGAAATATTAACAATTAAGAATATAGTTACACATCAATTTGGGGAGGAATATAGGGATGAAACAGAAGGCGAAATTGCAAGGCACTTATCCGATTGGGCAAAAACAGCACTCCACTATACGAAACAGCTTGCCAAGGAAATCACAGACCCGCCCACATCAATTCCCCAATCCGAACTGGATCAAATCTCTAAAAAACAAGCAGCCCAATTCCAAGCTTTTTTTTCGATCAAAATAAACTCGTATATATCAGAAATACAATCTTTATCTAATGGCCTAAAAAGAGATACAGTAGATACCTGTGGCGTGTTTTACTCTAACTACTTATTGCCAGCTCTTAGCTTTAAGTCAAAGGTTGTAGAACCATTAATGTTAGACTTCACAACAACAGCTATAGCAAATGAGTGTCCAACTTTACTTGGCGAAATAATTGTAGCAAGAAATTCTATAACAGGAAACTTAGGCTCTGTTACTTCTGACTATGTCGAAAGAAGAGCACAAATGAGCAAAAAGCTAGATGCTCTTTCCCAAATGATAAGACTTAAGAGAAGGTATGTAAACTACATAACCCAGTTAGAATCTTTGGCCGCACAAAGAATAAAGGTTCTTATTACTGTAGAAACAGAAGAATTAGAAAAGTATAAACAAATATTCTTTGACATTCCTATTGATTCAGAGAAGAGAATGGGCCTAAGATCATCGCACGGTGACCTAGATGATTTAGAGGGAGATGCTCATCCGCAGTACCTAAGAAGAGATGGTGGGATAATCACTGGAGATATTGATGTAGCCGAAGGTGTAAAAATTGGTGGCATAATAGTATCTAATCACTCACATTCTGGTATTGATGGATCAATGCCAATTAGCGCATCTGTAATAGATTACTCTTCTGCTAGAGACGCATACTATAATGCAGCTTTAACTAGCCCTTATAGCAATCTAACTTTAACCAATTTAACTCAAAGTGTTTTAACTGGTGGCGGCATAGTATTTGACGCAACTTTTGAAGTAGAAATAGAAGATGATAAATTAAACTCATATGAGTTTGAAATATTGTATAATGAGGTATAAATATGACCTGGTTTACTTACACAAAATCTTCAGCAACAATAACTCCTCCTGTAAGAAGGAAGATAGTATTTCCATTTTTAAATGAGTATTTAAAAGTAGGAGATTGGCTTCAGGTTAATCTTAATGATTTAGATTTAAATAGATATTATTATTTTGAAGATGGCCTTATTAAAAATAAAGCTGATTCAGATTCTTATGTTGTAGTTTATGAAACAGATACTACATATACAGTTACTCAAAGTCTTTTAGTTGGCACACCATCACTGCCTAGTTATAAAAACAATCTTTGGTTCAAATCAGCTACAGCTGTTAGTGCAAGCGAAAAGCCACTAGGTAATTACTATATTTATTATCATAAAGATGATATACAGTATTTATCGTTGTCAGGCAACAGCTATGTTTCAACAACTAACCCAGGTGGAGCAAATTTTATAGGAAGTGAAAGTCAAGGATTAGCCAACAGTATAAATTTCTATTCAACTTTAGTTACTGGAGATTCTTTAAACGCAAGAATTGCAAATATAAGCTATTTAGGTGATACTGGAATTTGGAATAATAAAAAAAGTTCAACTCCTGGTTCAAAACTAATGGGAAGTTTTTCGGGTCCAAACTTAAAAATATACGCAGAAAAAAGTCCAAGTTCTGGAATAGCAACTTTAAAAATAGTTAAGACTTCAGCCAACGGTGCTGGTCAAAGTATTGTAAAAGAAAATATAGAATTAGATTTGTACGCATCAACAACCCAGGAAAACCAATTAATATATACGTTTAGTGTTGAAGATCTAAACATGTTTTCAACTTATGATGAAATATATGGAGAATTTACTTTTGAAATTGAAGTAAAATCAAACAAGAACACAAGCTCTACAGGCAATGACATAAAAATAGAAAATTATTCTTTTTCTAAAAACTATTTGCTAGAGATGGATCAAGAAGAAATTAACCCAAGCATATCTTTTAAAACAACGGGTAGTGTGAAATAATGGCAAAAATAGTTAAAACAATAACAGGATTAAAACCTGATCAAGATTACCTAGTGACGTTAAAGGTTAAAAATACTGAAATATCAGCAATAGATGATCCTTATGAATCTATCAGGATTCACACACCAAAAGATCAAACTATTCCAGGCGCAATAAATGTAAATACATTTTATATTTATGGAAATTATAAATCTGTTATGTTTGATTTTCAACCAACAGTAGAATTAGATGTTAATGGGTATAAATATGAACTTTATTCAGACGCTCTTGGCACAACACTTATTTCTTCAGGGATAGCAACAGCAACAGTATTTTCAATAGACGTTCCAGACAATAGCAACGCAGCTAATCCCGATGCAGCGCAAACTGATGTCATTTATTATGGACGAGTAAAGACTATTGACACTTCCGGCAACGAAAGCGGTTGGACTCCAAGTTCTGGCCTTAAAGCTTCAACTGCAACAGACATGATTCAGGGTTCACACATTTCAAGTTTAACAGCTGCAAAGATTACTGCTGGAACAATTGGTGCACATGAAATAATTCTAAAGCAACAAGGTGCTCAGTCAAACATCGTGGCTCCAGCAAATATGGCAATCATAAGATCATCTAACTATAATGGTAGTTTTAATGAAAGTACTGGAATTTGGACTTCTGGAACAACTGGATGGGTCATTAGTGGTGACGGAAGAGCAGAATTTTCTACAGCTTCAATTAGAGGGACCGTAAAAGCCGGATCAGTTTTTATTGATGCTAATAACCGTTGGAAGAGTAGTGAGTTTGGTGACACAATTGCAGATGCTATATTCAAAGTTGGAAATTCAACTAATTATATGTTTTACAATGGCGTTGACGCTCTTGAAGTAAAGGGAACAGTAAAAGCTACAGCAGGCAAAATAGCTGGCTGGGAAATCAGCGGAGATAATCTTACATCTGGAGGAGGCTATAACGGAGATATGACTATTGGTCCAGGCGCTGGTCCAGCTTCAGAATATCCCGGAGCTGGAACAACAGGAGCAGTAACCATATCTGCTGGAACATCTACACCTGGTCGAATCGCACTTGCAACGTTTAGTGGTTATGGCACAACTCTAGAGCGTGGAGGTTATGGTCCTGATCTTGCAACTCGATATCAATTTGATGGGGTAAAATATCAATATGCAGAAGATAAATTTGAGTTTAGATTAATTGACAATACTCCATATATTGTAATAAATGGTACTCAATTTCCTTTAACTACTGGCGCAGGCACGGATGCTGGCGGAGACAGTGGTGGTAGTAGTGGTGGCTCTGGCTCTGGATCTGGAGGAGCATTGCCGGCTTGCTCTTGTACGAATAGCGCAACATCGACTGGTGTTTGTGATGTTGAACTTATGTGTAATGGACCAGGATGTTGGGATGGTTGTAGGTATAATACTTACGACTACTACACAGTTAGTTGTGTAGTGTCATCTGGATGCACCTGCACTGGATCAACATGCAGCGGCACTGTTGTTACTAGAGGTTGTTCCGCACCAACAGTATGTCAATAACTTGTATATGATATAATAGGTGATTAAAAAGGAGAAACCATGACTCAGAACAGAATGCCATCAACATGTTTTGCATATGTTATAGATGGAGAAGTAGGCCATTTACATTTTATGGCTAATATTGTAGAACACGCTATCGCGGCAATGAAATCAGATCCAAAAGTTATAGAAGTTCCAGAAGAATTAATTCCCTTAATGGAGCCAACAGTTGGTTTTGGCTGGACTTATGTAGATGGTAATTTTGTTCCACCACCAGAAACAGTATGATATTTTCTGCTATACTATAAATTATTATTTGACAAAAGGACAAAATCATGACTGAAGAAGTAGTAGTAACAGAACCTAAAAAAGAATTTAAAATTGAGATCACCCTTTCGGAAGCTAACGTAGCATACAAGAGTGATTTTCCTGAATCAGATACCGTTTTTTGGCTTGAGTGGGTAAAAACCATCATTTTGCAGAAGACTCTTAGCAATTTAAATCAAGAAGCTAATTAAATTAATATAAAGGTCTACTATATCTTAGTATTCCCTCGTATTTAGGCGGCTAAAGAATGGCTATTAAAAAATATTTTCCTGTACGCAATGACGAGTCCGCAGGGGACTTTGTTGCTAAAAAGGTAAATCCAGAAGACTCAAAGTCAATAAGCAAAATATTCAAGGTAGCCTCATTGGCTCTTGGATATCAAGGAACAAATTACTACTACGCAGGTAGAAGTAATTTTGAACCATCTCCTTATGACTTTGAAAGAATCCTTCAAGCAGTAGATACTGACTCATATGTCAAACAAGCTGTTTCAAAATATAAAGATCTATTTTGGAAAGAAGGCTGGAAAATAGTTGGAGAAAATCAAGAAGCTGTTTCTTATCTATACCAAAGAATAGATTACATGGAGATGGCAATGAAGAGACCATTCTTGGATCTCCTTATTGAAATGTCGGATCAGCTGATCAAGTTTTCAAATGTCTTTGCTGTAAAAGCAAGAGGAGACTTGAATGATTATTTCCCAAGAAATCTTACCCCAGTAAGTTCTACTCAACCAATAGTTGGTTATTATTTAATTCCTACTGAGCAAGTAAGAATTATGAGAGATAAGCATAATAGACCTAAGACCTATTTGCAAAGAACAGATCCATTGACTTATGCTCCTACTGATCGAGACCCAGTTTGGTCAGCTGACAGAGTAATACATTTATTCTTCGACAGAAAACCAGGCAGAGCTTTTGGTACGCCATACTTGTCTAACGTAATGGATGACGTAGTTGCCTTAAGACAGATGGAAGAAGATATTCAAAATCTTGTTCACAGAGAATTATTTCCTTTATACAAATACATTATTGGAACGGCTGATCAACCAGCAGAGCCAGATGAAATAGAAAAGGCCGCTTCAGAAATAGAAAATCTAAGATCTGAAGGCGGATTAATTCTTCCATACAGACATGATGTTGATGTAATTGGAGTTGGTAAAGAAGGTCTCGATGCAACTAACTATCTGCAACACTTTAAAGAAAGAGTGTCTGTTGGCTTAGGTGTTGCTCCGCATCACCTTGGCATGACCATGAATGGTGGAAATAGATCTATGTCAGAAAGATTAGATACATCGCTTTATGACAAGATCAAGCAATTCCAAAAACAATTTGCCGAGATGGTTAGATTACACATATTCAATGAACTTTTATTTGAAGGTGGATTTGATCCAATTGAAAATCCTATGGAATCATCGATGTCTGACAGATGCTACTTT